CATCGGCGTGCCTTTTTTGAAGATGTCGGGGAACAGGTTCTTGGCGGCTTCGACGGCCGGTTGACGCTGGGCGAGCCACTGCTGGCGGGCCGGGGCGTGAACGGTCAGAACGTCGTCCGCTTTGATGAGGTAGTCTTTGACCTGATCGCTATCGAGATACACCTCGGTGCCGTCTGGTCGTTTGACCGTGGCGCCGTCAGTATTGCGCAGCGCCCAGCGACGAACTTCCTGCGCGCTTTTGACTTTCGCCTCAAGCGCCTCGGGCGTGTCCACATCGGCCAGCGGGTTTTCCGCGCTCGGTTGGAGCATCGGGCGGGCGGCTTCGTTGACTTGGGCCTCCAGCTCGGCAAGGCGCTTTTGGGCGTCCTCGTATTGAGCTTTGACGGCCGCGGCCTCTTCGGCGGCGGCCTTCTTTTGGGCGGTCAGCTTGTCGATGCGCTTCTGGATCTTGTCCTGGGTGGGCGCTTCGTCGTCCTTCTCGCTTTCCTCGTCGTCTTTTTCAGACTCCTCGTCCTCGGACTCCTCGTCCTTAACATCTTCAGAGGCTTCGTCGGATTTTTCCTCGGATTCCTCTTCTGTCTCAGTTTGTGAAAGATCTTCAGCCGCTTCGGGCTGTTCTACGTCTTCGGGCTGGGCCGGCTGTCCGGTCAGCTCCTCGAGAGCCATAGAAATGATATCGTCACCTGCAGCCGGGGCTGCGTTCTCTTCCGCCATGGATAAACCTCCAAGTAGTGCCAGGGCGTGCGTCGCCCAGTCCGATCAACAACCACATGTGCCATGAGGGCACAACTCACCGTTGATACTATCTATTATGGACGCTTTTGGACAAATGTCCAGCATTATTTTTGCTAATCTCCCAATCTACTCGAGCTTTATTGATTCCGCGCGACGCTGCTCCAAGGCATCCCATAGCTCGAGGAGCGCGGAAAGCTGGCCGCTGGCGTGGGCTAAGTAGCCCGGCTCCTTGGCAGTGGCCATGGTGCTGACCAGCAGCGATGTGTCGGCGATGCGGTCCTGCAGCTCCACCATGACGGCGAGATACGCCGGCGGCGCCTGCTCGCGGGAGAAGGCGAGGGCACTCTTTGGGTCGTGATCGCCGAGTTTATAGCGGTCGATGGGGATGGTTTTAACTTTTTGCGTGAATAACATAATTTTACGCTGTTTGTGTTCGTGGTTCGAGAATAGCGAATGTCGTTAGACCCAAAATGGATGCAGTAGCCTGTTGGCGGCGACGACATGCGGGCCGCATGCGCGGCAGATGGGGCCGAGCTGCTGGTCCACGCCGTGAATATCGTCCATGCGAAGCGTCTTGGCACACACGCCGCACTTGGGGTTGTTGCCTTTGCCTTTCCACGGGCGGATGCGCGGAGGCGGTGGAACAATGCCGGAGATGCTCATCGGCGAAACCCTCCGAAAATCTCCTCAAAAGCCGACGCCCCCGAAGCCCCGCTCATGCGCGGCGGCTGCGCGGCCAGCGTGCCGGCGTCGAATCCGGCGTCATACACACGCTCAAAAAACTTGCGCAGCCCCGCCGTGGTAAAATGCGGATCATCCAACAATCGCGGATTGCGCCGCGTCAGGTCGCTCCAAAGTTGGTCGCGCTTGCTCACTTAGTAGCTTCCTCCTCCAGTCGGCCGCAGGATGTCGCCCTCGACATTGATGGCGTCCGATAGGCAGACGTAGCGCAATAAGTCGATGAAGTCTTTAGTCGCGCCCTTCTTGCCGTCTGCCGCGGTGTACGTTTGCAAGGCGTAGACGAGGTTCTTGCAGTTCTCCGAGATGTAGAGCTTGGGCTGATTGCGCGCATCGACCGGCTTCTCGGGGTTGTAGGACAGCGCGTCGTTGATCATCGAAACGCCCTCGTCGATGGAGTCGCCCGGGGTTGCCGTGAAAAGCATCCCCAGATCGGCCATCTCGTCGATCAACGTGGTCGGCGATTCCTTGGCCAGCGTGCGGGCGTGGCCATAGCGACTGTCCATCCACCTCTCGAAAATTTCCTCGCCGCCTTCGACGCGCAGGATCTCGTCGCGGTATCGCTCAAGGCCGAAGCCGAAGTCCTGCTGCGCGGGACCAGGCTTGCCGTCGAGCCTCTTGCCGTCGGGCAGCGCCCACTCGCCGGCATAGCCGACGCCTTCGATGTATGACACTTGGTCGGGCCATTCGCGGTAGACCACAATGCGGCCGGCGGTGTCGTGGACGGTCCAGATCATCGCCCAATTTTTGCCGGATGCCGGATCGACCCAGTGGTAGCGGGTGCCTTGCGGGACATCCGAGGCGCGGATGACGTGGACCTTGGGATTGAACAAGGGGAAGCGGCCGCTGATGGCTTTGGTTGGGACACCGTAAGCGCGGCAGAGGATTTTTTCTTTGGTCTCGCTCTGCAGCTCTTTCTTCATCCGCGACCAGCCGGCCCAGGGATTGGACTGCGTGTGAAAGTAGAGGATCGGGCGACCTTTGGGATTGATCTGCTCGATGGGCACTTTGTCGTAGCCGGCGATGTAGCGATGACTTTCGCCATCATACAAAATGTCGCCAGTCAGCGTCGCCTTGACTGCTCCTATGGCATTTTCGACGCCTAGCTGTAGCGCAGACTTGTCTTTGTATATGGGCAGCAGCTCGGCGTCGGTGTCGGTGATGGTCTTGGCGCCGGACAAGTAGTCGGCCACGGTCGGAGACCAGCCCTGCACCGGTGTGAAGGTGACGGCGAGCTTTCCGTTGCGGTCTACGAGGCGAAACCGGAGGGTTTCGAGGACATCGAGCGGGACCAGCTCGTCCGCCCAGGCCATGTCAATTTCGCCGCCTTCAATCGTGGACGGATCTTGAGCATAGTTGCGGAAAATGCAGACGGCTTGGTTGGGTGCAACGAATTTTGCCTCGGTGAAGCCACCTTTGACGCTGTAGGTGATGTTGGTGACTTGGCCTTTGCGGGCGTTCCTCCACTCGGGAGGCATATATTTCCAAATGCGGGGCTGTTGCAGCTCGATGGAGTTGGGCGCAGTGGTTTGGAAGCACCAGACGACCGCCCCGGGCTTGGAATACATGGTCTTGATGACCTCCTTCGCCGCCCACTCGGTCTTGCCGCTGCGGTTTCCGCCCATAACGAGGATTTCTCTATGTTTTTCGAGGAGTTCGCTGGCGCGTTTCCATACAGGCGGAATGTAGCCGTAGCGAAACGGGTCTGATGCCTCGCGGGCGATCAGCTCTTCGCGTGTCTTGAGATATTTCCAGCCGTCTTCCGGCCCCAGTTTTTCCAGCAAGTCGAGATCGACCTGCATGACAGGGTGCGGTGTGGGTTTGAAACGCTGTTGATGCTCATTCATTGGCAATGTCCATCGTCGGATTGGCCAAAACTACAAACTGATCGCTGCGCATGTGCTTCACCTCGCCGGTGGCCTCGAGGATCACGGCAAAGATGTCGTTGAAGTAGGCGCCGCCGGTTTCGACATACCACACGCTGCCGAGGCCGAGCGGGGTCTTGACGGCGACGGGGCGGGCGAACTCATGGATCATGTAAAGTTTGCCGGGGACGGTGCGGCCGCACCTTTTCAGCGCACGGGTGTCCAAACTTACGATCACCATACGGCGACCTCCCGAGTTCGATGGGGCGGCGACCGAGGATTCCTAGTCCATACCGCTCATCCGGTCTACTACGCTGCCCGACAAAAATATCGTCCGCATTCCCATGGCGTCCCATGGGCGAAACCTGTTTATTCAGGTCCATGTTGCGCATGCAAGCAGAGGCGTTGGCAGGCACAATGGAGCTACGGCTCAGGTCGCTCACGCAGGCGTATGCTCCGTCGGGAGCAGGAACGGTTCTGTTTGTCGTGCCCTCAATGACCGCAGCTAGACCCCCGTTATCCATCAAGGTCTCACGCCAAAGATGGCGGGGGTCAAAGTATGTGCAGGCGCCCCACTGGTCTTGCTCCGTGGGGCTGGGCATCCCGGTTTGCTCCGCGGGACCACACCACATGGAATCCCGGCAAGAACCCGATTGAGCCTGCAGATTTAAATTCATTTGCCGATTACTTGCTTGAGCGCCCAATACTCTGGGTTGATCAGCGCAGTGGATACGTCGTGCATTCCGCTCAAGAACAAGCACGTCCAAATAAAAATAAGCATCAGCCCGCCCAGTCGGCACATATATGTTCCAAACCGCGCGTCTCCGTCGTCGTCCTCTGGAATTTCATAGCGAAACACCAAGTAGTTCCACCCGAAAATAAGCACTGAGGTTACGGCAAAAACAAAGATAGACGTTATGCCGTAGACATAAGCCTGTTTTACCATGATACCCCACAAAAACTCCGTGGTGGTTCCAAATTTCTCCGCTAATACGCGAAGTATTCCCATGATTTGCTCGTTCATTTCGTTTGTTTGCGCTTGGCAATTTCCGCCGCCAGCGATTTAGCCTTCTTGCTCGCCTCCTTCGCCAGCAGGCGCTCACGCTTGCTCTTGAGTAGCGTGATCTGCTTGTCGATCTCGGCGATTTCCGGTGTAATAATGCTGTAGTCCGTCATACCGCCGCATCGCACTCGGCCCCGCACGCGGCATAGCCGGCGAGGTCCACCCAGTTGTCCTGTTTCGGTGCGTGTGCTTGGCGAGCGATCTTCACCAGACACATCAGCGCGGCGATGTCGCTGGCCGTGACCATCACCGGACGGCCATTCGTCCGCGACAGGTAGGCACTGAACATGGCGGCCTGCGTGCGGAAGTCCTCGGTCGGAGGACCATAGCTGTCGTTTCTGTCGCCACACACGGCGACGTTTGCTTTGGATAGGATGTATTCTGCGTGTCTCATTTGAAGGAAATTACCCACAGCCCGATCTGGGCGACGGCATAGCCGCCCCAGACAAGGGCAAGCGCGTAGCGATCTTGGCCCAACATTTCGAGGGCCACAAAGGCGTACGCAATGCCGACCGCGGCGATGAGGTA